ACCGCTCACACCTGTTTGACCATGTGCAAATGAGGGTAGTCCAGTGCTTTCATCTGCTAGTACACGAGCTTTGTCAAACAGCTGAAGGTTCTCATTAGATACGTTAGGAAACTTTGTACCAAACAAAGCTTGACCCGGAGCACCGCCTTGTCTACGGAAAACTTTACCGGGGTAGACGGTTAGGTCTTGACCGGGGACAAGGTTGGTCTCATCAACCTCAAACACAAGGTTGCCAGAGAGAACCGCATTATCCACTGCCATACGCATGAAACCATTCATTAAGGTTTGAGTATCGTCCATGTTTTCGGCGATACCTACACCAAATAGAGAGTAGGGGTTTATTTCGTAGGGAACGATATAGTACGGGATTCTCACTGGCTTAAACGGATTTAGAACAAGTCTAATAATCTTACCATTGCAATACCAAATGTTAGCTTGCAATTCATCAGCACCGCTTAATTCTTTAGGGATGTCAACACCATTCTCTTCTAAGAAGTCTATGTCAATAGCTCCCCAGAACTCCAACACTTCATATCTGTCTACACCAAAGTTGGGTGTGTAGTCTTTTAAATCATCTTCCCAATATTCCTTAATGTAGTTTGGCCCTATAGCCACAACTTCATCAATAACATTCTTACGGAACATTGGCCTCTTCTTAAGCGCTCTCACCTGAGACTTGCTCAGCTTATGCCGCTCAATGAAATATTGCATGTCTTCTGCATGTGTAGCATCAGGGTCAGGGAAAGCATCCCATACACTAACATGTGAAGACTTAGGCATAGTCTTAATAATAGGAGAATATTTACCACCCTTCTCCCATTTTGGATATTCTTTATCTACTGCGAATGGGCCTTTCATAACACCAGTACCAAACAAAGCAGCTTCAAAGGCTGTGTTACGCAGCTGCTTATTAGCACCACCTTCGTCTAGTTGGTCATGAATCTTCTTCTGCATCTTCTTAGCCGCTACCATTGCAGGACTAAAGGTTAGCTGTGTTGGTGTAACACCGGGGCCTTCTTTAACATCCATCTCACCTAGTAAGCCTTTTAATGGACCAATCTTATCCATCAAACTCTGTACAGTAGAGCCGGGTGCTAAGTCTTTGCCATCACCTTTGTAACCAAACAAGCTACCCATGTCAGGCTTGTCTTGTTTGTTAGGATCAGCTTCAACATGGACATGCTCAACCACACCTTCTGGTAATTGGGTAGGCTCAATAGATAATGGAAAACTATTATTAGCAAACAACACTTCTACAATTTGACCATACGCTGCTAGTGTCTTAGTTTTAGTAACTTTAATAAACACACGGCTCTTCTCAGTTTCTAAGAACTGAACATCAGGACCGTAGATGCCACGATAGTTTCTGTAAGCACGCAACCAACGCTCTTCATCAAAGCGTCTACTTTCTTTAGAACGTGTATATCTTTCTTCAATGAAGGAGATTAGTGGATCAGCTGCGAATAGTTCTGCACCACCCTCAGTGATGTCTTCAGCACCCATTGATTGTGCTTCTAAGAATGTGTTGTCTTTGTTTTTTGCCATAATGTTTATGTGTGACTAGTAGCCAAATGTTTTATCTGAAATAGTTATACCACTCTTATGTGTGTTTGGGTCATAATCAAACAAACTGCTACGTGGACGTGACATTAAGCCATATCGTAGGGCATCATATGTGTGATCGTTTTTTACTTTGGTATCAATATCTTCTGGATTTGCTTTATCAATAGGTAGTACAGGTAGGTCTGCTATTAGTTGTGTACACGTATTGAATATTTTCATACGTGGTTCTTCAGTGAATGGGTCAATCTGTAGCCGTCTATGCACTTCGTTCTTACCAGCAACCCTACTACCACTGCTTCTATCGGCAGGTCTCCACCGGCAGTTCTTAGCTATCATACGTTCTGCTATGGATGGACCTAAGTCACCACGTTTATGCCATGTAGAGCTATCTAACACACCATAACGTATGCTTTCATTCCTCTCTAGCTCTAATACCATGTCTGCTAAGTCCTCTGCCAACACCTTAGTAACATATAGTTCTCTATATACGTAGATACTTTCATCAGGAGCTACAGCAAACCACAGCACAGCTGAGTAACTACCATAGCCATAGTCACATGCTCTGTATTTAGTCCAATTAGAAGGGATGTCAAATGGCTCTACTACGTGAATAGCTCTATTAAACTCAGAGAATGCTGCACCTTCTGCAACATCCCAACTGCCTTCGAGCAATTGCTTACGTTGTGCCTCTGGTAAAGACAACAACATGGTCTCATAGTCACCAGTTTCTGCTAAATGTGGGTTGTCTTTCAGTAAAGCTGGTATAAACCTACGCTTAAACAGTGGCTTACCCTCTTTACTATGACCTTTAGGGTAGACCATCACCTCATTTGTCTCTACATCAGTCGCCCAAAACGATTTACCAGTGGGGGCTGGGTCAATAAACATCTTCTTTACCCAGCTGTGGCCTTTGTTACCGGGGTTAGTAGAAGCTCTCATGCACACTGGCAAGTCTCTAGCAGTAGAACGTAGGCGTGAACGCATGTAGTTCCATGCAAAAGGTGTACCCCATTGGGTAAGCTCATCAAAACCTATCCAACAAAAGGACAAACCTTGATAACGTAGTACGTCTTCGTCTCTATCTAGGTAGGACATCCACAACTTTGCACCACTTGGGTGCTCCCATTGCATCTTACGTTCACTCCATTTTATACCCGGCAATATCTTTGGGTACATCTCCTGACTTTTCCATATCAATTCACGTAGTTCTTCTGTTGTATGACGTAACAACAACCCAGAAAACTGTGGATGAGTCATGTAGCGTAGTGGGTCAGCTAGCATAGCGTAGCTTTTACCCCCACCAGCAGCTCCACCGTACAACACTTCCTTCTCCGACGCTGATAAGAAGTCTGTCTGTGGGCCGGGGTTAGGCTTAAAGATGATATTGTAATCACCTTCATTAAAATCTAAAGCACTATCTGAAGAAGCAGCGCTACCTGTCGTGTCAGCTATTACTATCGGTGATTGGACTGTAGCTGTCTTTGAAGGTGTAGCTTGCTTTTTCGTCTGCGCTGAGACGCGCTTCGTACTTTTGCGCTTGCTCAATGGCTTTTTCGAGCCTTCTGGCAATGTTGCGGTAAGTTGTAGCTTTGCGTCTGAAGGACTGTTCACTCTTTATCCTATGTAATAAACCAGCATGAGTAATAGTTCTACCTGTCTGCTTAGTTAACCAATTAGCCACTTGCCTTGAGCTATATTGCTTTAAATGTTTCTTAGCTATCTCTAATGCTTGTAGTTCTAACACCACTGGTATTAGTATTGTATCATCATTATCATCTGCCTTGTAACCAAATGGTACTTGTCTTCCTATCTTTGGAATAGGTATCCATTCATTTTCAGCTATTGGTTGTGGCAATATCCATTTACCTAAGTCTCTACTCATTCGTCATCGTCTCTATTAACATCTTTAGGTGGCAACAACATAATACCCCCAGTGCTTTCAATTTGTACTTTATCTGTCTTGCCTAAGCCAGCTCTGTCTAACAAATCTTTAGCAGCATTAATCTTTTCTTTAGTGCCAAGCTCTGTAGGATCATCAATACCAGCTATCATAGCCATAGCTGCTTTAGGTGCATGCATAGCAATGTAGAGCTGGGTAGCCTCAATCACTTCAGCTTTCAAGCTATCCATAATTTTCTTAGTGCCATAGCCTTCGCTATATCCAGCTAGCTGTCTAGCCTTCACTGGATTGCCACCAGCCTCATTAAACAACACCTCAAGAAACTTGAGCTGCTTCTCGTTTAATTCTTTATTAGCTACCCCTGTCATACTACTCCACCTTTGTATTCTTCTGTCACTACAATGCAAACAGTTAATGCATCGTTAACACCAGCTTCAACTTTAATAGCATCACCCGGCTCCATATACATCATATCACTTATCTGTACTACACTGTTAGCTGCTATTTCTAAATCTACAATTAAAATAGTTGTAGTGTCCAAAGCTTTGTTATAGATAGAAAGAGACAGGTCTGTAGCGCTAGTTATTTTATTAGATATTAATAATGATTTAATGTAGCTATTAAACAACGAAGGAACAATATAGGCAGTAGCCATCGTTGTTGTCGCTGCCACCACTACAGACCTGTTCTTATTTGCCATGCTTATTTCTTCTTCATTGTTTCTTTTTTAGCTTTATCCTGCACAGCTTTCTTTCTTGCTACTTCTTTGTCTCTTTCGGCTCTAAATTCAGTAGGGCTTTGCAACTTACTAAGTGGCTTACTGCCACTGTTGCCTACCATTTTAGCTTTGTGCTCAGCAGGGGTTTCACCTGCTTGTCGAGTATGATACTTTTTACCTTCAAAAGTAAACTCTGATTTACCAGCAGCACGGGCAGCTCGGAAAGCCTTGCCCCTGTCGGAGACATTAGAACCCTTACCACCGGAGGCTGCTACAGGTTTTACTGCTTCTTTCTTTTTAACATTGGGTGTACTAGGCATTGAAGCATCTTTAGAATCAGCAGCTCTAACAGCTGATCGATTTTCCCTTGCAGAACGATTGTCAATAGAAGGTCCTACTTTTTTAACTCTACCCATAGCAGCAGCTGGGTCTTGCTTTTTTTCGTCCTTAGTATCACTTCTAGAAGCGGATGCCATACCAACACCACCAGCAACAGTGGCAGCGGCAGTATTCTTGCCCATACCAGTAGCAACAGAAGAAGGAGGTCCTCTCAAAGATTTTGAAGGTACTTCAGCGATGCGTGGCGCGATTCTTGGTGGGTACAAAGATGTCATATTCATGAAGTCATAGTACCGTAAATCACGGAACCATTCAACGTAAATTTAGTTGTACTGCCTTTTTTCTTTGCAAGCTCTTTTGCCAGCTTAGCGACGTACGGGAGTACTCTTGCAATTACACCTAGTGCCATAATATTATTTCTTTCCTTTGTTCATACCACTAGCAGGAACACTAGCACCACACATAGCCATACCACCTTTGGCATATGACATTGTCTTCTTCACAGCACCGCCCTTAGCCATAGCAGGCTTCTTCTTAACAGCGCCACCCTTAGCCATACCAGCTGCTTTTTCTTTTTCATAGAACATACGTTCAATTTCATTAGCACGATCTAACATCTTGTTACGTGCCTCTTGAGGAATAGATTCATCTCCAGCTTGTTTACGCATGCGCTTAATTTCGGCAGCTGCCTGTGCTTTAGTCATGTCCATTTTAGGTTCTCTCTTTTTCAATAGCGCTGCCATTTGTTTTGGCTTTGCCGATAACGAAGCACGGGGCTTCACAACTTTTTCTAAATACATTAGTTAGCAATCAGAATGCCTTCAGCAAAAATACCAACTTCGTTAGTACTGCTACTACTCTTTGCTTGAAACACTATGTCTGTCTTTTCTGGATAAGCAAAAGGAACAACACGCTGAATATTCATATTGTTTAAAAACGTTGTCTCTGCAACTCTTAATACAGTGCCGCTAACAGTTATGCTTTTATTTCTAAATAATAGATATTGACTACCGTTAGCTGTTGCACTAAAAACATCAATGCGATATAGATAGAAGGTATGACCAGCTGGTACTGTATACCAACTAGCTTGACTCTTACCAACACCAATAGCAATCTTAGCGTAGGTGGAACCATCAGACAATGTAATGGTTCCAACATTATTACCACTAACGACA